ATTTGCTTTCTCCTCTTCAATATATTTGTTTACGAACTTTTTGGTACTGGTTAAGAAGTGAACTCGATATGCTTTTTCATTTTTATACATATCGTTTATTTGAAATAGTGTAGGTTTATACAACCAAGTTTTTTGACTCTCGATTGTTATTGCTCTTGCAATATCTATTGGCATATCTGCTAACTCTTGAATAATTCCTTGTAATCTAATATCCATTTCATTTTTGGTATGATCTCGAGGATTATTGAAATAGCACCACCATCTTTTGAGATTCTCTTCATACTTAATTGTATCGAGCTTGATATGAAACTTAAGCATCTCTTTATATAGATTCATTGCTGATTCAAGATTGTCACATTTAAGAATATGATTCTCATAGCTACACCCTTTGATTACATTTGGTGTGTTCATCATTATCTCATTGATTTCTTTTGGATCTGAACCAAGCAAAATAACTTTAGCGGCACTTACTTCTTCTTCAGTAAGTTCAGGCAATGATAAGCTTAATGGTTCTTGTTTTCTTTTCGTTCCAAAAAAATGTATATTATCTGATAGATCAATCATTTGCTTTCTCCTTTATTACGCTCGTATTCATTAACACATCATAGTGTTGAGCTTTTATTATTAATGGTGCAATTATATCTTCGAACACCTTGTCTTTGATTATAACACAGTATCGAGGATCACCAATCTTTCTTTTACATAAAGCTAAATCTCTGTCCTCGAGCAGATTGAATACGTTTGGGAATGTTGATTTATCTCTATACTTTACCTCAACAAATAGATCTTTATCTTGTAAATTTAATAATAGATCTGCTCTGTATTCACCACCCAATGAACCTGATAATGGTTGTTTCTTAATTTTTAATCCAAGAGATTCGAATAATTTGAGGAACCATCTTTCGTGATAGCTCCCCTTGTTTTTGCTTTTACTTGCCATCACATACCATTCTCTTTCATTTTCTCTATAGTTATTTGTTTAGATAACACATTGATTTGTTTAGCTATTTTCTCTGCATTAGATAAACTTATCTCAACTTCAGGATCTGTTTTAAAATTTCTATGATAAGAACTGTAGGGAATACCAGCCCATCTATACGCTTTTTTCATATCTACTTTGTTTGGGTACGCTAACTCGAGCAGTTGTTTTTTGTAGCTTTTTATCAACATTATTTTTCTCCTTTGCTTCTAATAATTTTTGATTAATAATCTGTTCGCCATGCCAGTTATAGGCATACTCTCTGATTTTCTCAGGGCAATGTTTATGCTCACCAGTAGAATAGATATGAGTCTTAGAATAATATTCTCTTGAAACAATCAATCCTTTTGTATACTCGAGAACATTTAGAACTGAACTAATAGTTGATTTTGGTTTTGATCCAAACCATTCTTCATAAACTTTGTGAATCTCTTTTGATGTTGAGCCTAGTTTTTTTCCTTTATCTCTGAATATTTTATACATACACAAGAGCACTCGTTCCTGATCGCCACCACCTTTTGATTTGAATCTGCCGTTTTTATTTCTAATTTTTTCCATTTACTTTCTCCTTAAAATAATTCTTTTTGTTGTGGTTCATCGCCCAGCTTTTCTTTTAACTCGTTAATAAATTCTTCATTGCTAATTTCTTTATCGCAATGAGTAGTGCCACCATAATATTTAGATTTTCTTGCAATCATATAAGATCTGTATCCAGTTTCTGTTAATATACTTTTTGCTTTCTTTCCTTTTGAATCAAAAACTTCGAGAACAAAATGATCGACCACATAAGGCATACCACTCTCTGAATATCTTAGATAATCTCTTTTTACTTGAACTGTGTGACACAAATTGTGCCACACAAATTCACCAATTTTTTTATACTTACGCATCTGGATCATTACCAATATTGTTGAGTAGTGCTACAGTTTCGAATGCTTCTGTAAGATTTCTTAATCTACTTTCTGCACATACCAGATCCATTTTCATAGGATTTTCTGACAACTTCAGTATATCGAACTCTTCAGTTTGAAGAATCAGATTTAATTTATTCCTTGTCACTCTAAAAAATTCATAGATCGAAGGTTCTTTTAAATATTCTAATACTTCAGTTGATGTTGGATTTTCACCTAATAATTTTATTACATTACTCATTGCTTGCTTTCTCCTTATAAAAGTTTCTGTCTTTAAGATGGTAAAATTTATCTATGATTTTATCTGCTTCACCATCTAAATAATTTCCTGAAATCTCAGCGTTTATTGTCTGCTCTAATTGTCTTTCTAAATAAGATCTCAAAAAATATCTTGCGTGTTTCTTGCCCTTTGTTTTCTCAATAACTGGCACAAATTTTTGATTGTGTTCCTCGTTCAAATCAGAAACTATTTTACGCAGTTCAGTTGTTTTAAATATCCTCAAAGCATCTAGGGTTGTAAGCCCTAGATGATAAGTTGAAGAACCATTGAGAAATTCAAACACTTGTTGTTTTATAGATTTAGTTTGCATTGGTTTGATCCTCCCATTTAATTGGTACAATTTTCTTATGCTCGAGGGTGTATTTACCTTTCGGCAATACTGCTTTGCGAACGCAAACACCATCAATATAAAAACGATATTCACGATCACCATTTTCTAAAGCTCTATGAGTTGTTGAGTGTCTAAGAAATAGATGACTATTGCTTGCAGATGTTCCCACCCTTATTTCAACATCACCAGTTTCTTTTACTCCATAGCTTTTATCTGACTTGTAAATACAAGCTCTAATATTATTCCAGATTGGGTACGATTTCATTTTGCTTTCTCCTTATATTCCAAAAAATAATAAACCAAACATCATAACTATTGCACAGAATAGAATAATGTTTTTCATGATCTTAACTGCTAAACCTTCTTGCGTTTCGTCAAGGATTTGGACAAGTAGTCTTGCCCTCCTCCTTGCCTTTCGGGATCTAACCCTACTCATTAGACTCTTTCTCGAGCTTTGAAATATATTCATTAGCTACACTTATATCTTGTTTAGCTTCTACAAGTTGCCCTTTTAGATCTTGAATGAGGTCATAAAACTCAAGGTTCTCTTTCTTAAGTTTTTCGATCAAGGCTGTGTGCTTAACAAAGTCTTTACTTAAAGATGTAATTAAATCTTTATCGTTCATAACGCTTTCTCCATTATTGTTATTACCTATTATTCTACATCAAAAACAAAATAAAAAAAACACTTTTATTGCATATCTGCACTATTGAATATCTTTGAACCCTATTGAATCAGCTTAACAAGTTAAGCAGCAGCTCCTTTGTAGCTGAAGATTCAAAATAATTCTATGACACCGAAAGTAGGATCTTGACAAGGGTATCAAATTCAACGCAAAATCAGAGCTAACCCAATCATGTAGTTAGACATAGCCGTGACTCAAAAGTTTACCAAAAAACAAGAATTACTTATTACAGCCGTAGCAAATGGACATAACATTAGCGAAGCATCGCAATTGGCTGGATATGCTAAGGGTGAAAGTGGCAGAGTCACAGCCAGTAAGACTTTAAAACTACCACATGTGCAACAAAGATTGTTTCAGGAAGTACAAAGTATGATTGGGTTGTCTGCTACTAAGTCTTTAAAACAAGTTGTTAACCTCTCAAACAATGCGAAATCAGAGTATGTCAAGTTGGAAGCAAGCAAAGATATACTAGATCGAGCAGGCCACAAGCCAATCGATCGAACCCAGACACAAGTTGTTGGTGACTTCAACATCAAGATTGACTTAAGTTGAGAGCTCGGTGGTTTGGGTGAGCCTTCGCTAACGCTATCCCTCACAACCCAAACGTCATCGATCTCTTCGAGATGCCTTCCCCAACGATGACCAACTTAGTTCTTCGAACAAATGATATACTTGGTTGTCGCATTGAATTGATAATAGATAAACAAAGGTTTGGTTCATAGCTATGTCTAACTATAAATATACATTGGTTCTCTTGAGCTATGGGTGGCTCCGTTCACCAATGAAGTTCTTATCTTTACCTTTGTCTCTCTACCGATAGCCAAACGTAAACACTTGCTCGTCCCTCGCAGGGGTTACACGACAGAGGGGGGTACACCGAAACTAGACACTACACATATAGGAGAAGTATTGCCCAATCATTTTTAGCTAAAAAAAGCTCGACAAGGTTATTGGGTTGATGGTAGTTATGGATTTATGTTGATTATCTCAAAAATATTTTTTACTCTGAAAGGTGCGATCATGAGGGTTGGTGTATTAGCATCTGTTCTTCTTAACAGAAAAAGGAAAGAAAATGGCGACACCGTTATGGCAGAGAAAGGGAGGGAAGAACCCAAAGGGGGGTCTGAACGAACAAGGAAGAAAGTCATACGAAAGGGAGAATCCAGGCTCGAATCTAAAGTCACCAGTAAAGAAGGGAGACAATCCAAGAAGAGCCAGCTTTCTAGCAAGGATGGGGAACGCAAAAGGTCCAGAGTACAAGGACGGAAAACCAACAAGACTTCTTCTAAGTCTAAAAGCATGGGGAGCAAGTAGTAAGGAAGATGCTCGAGCGAAAGCAAGGGCGATTAGTAAGCGTAACGAGAGTTCAAATAAATCTTAGTGGGTGAGAATCCAGAACCAAAGGAGTAACAAATGGCAGAGAAGAAAAAGAAAAAGAAGAAGATTAATAAACGTACTGGTCTTTTTGACAGACTGAAAGAGATAGGTAGAAATATTTCTTCTACACTCACCGCACCACAGCGAAGGGTTGCTAAAGAAAAGAATGAGCAAAGAGCAGAGCGTTCTGGAATAAAGAACCAGTCAGGCGAAAGCCGTATGCGAAAAGGTAAGCTCTATGAAGATGCTCCTAAAGGATCTGGTGGTAAGGCTTCTAAGTTCATGGACAAAAATGCTCCTCCACCATCAAGAAGAAAGACTGGTGAAGACAAGTTTGCTCCAAAGGGTGCTGGTGGTAAAGCAACTGGTAAAGATAAGTTTGCTCCTATGGGATCTGGTGGCAAGGCTAAAGG